GTCATAAATTCGGGTGTGGTATTTGTGCAACAGTGTGGTAAATATGAAACAGAACAAACCATGAACAAAGCAGACAAAGAAAAACCCTGTGACATTTCTGCCACAGGGTTGCTTGATTGTCACACTGCCTTCCGCTTGGGTGTAGTGTATTCAGAGACGATCATTTCTATCTCGCTTTCGTCAAGATAGATACGGCGTCCGTCAACAGATAGAACGACATACACAAGTTCGTATTCGATGGATGCAACGAATGGTCCATCGCTGTATGTCTCGGCGCATGCTTTCCGTAACCCGTCTAGCATGTCGTCTGCATGCTCACGATTGATGCACGGAATGTAGTGAACAGCACGTCTCCGGTTTCTCTTACCGTTCTCGAACATTTGTTGTCCAGATGTATCAATCATTGCGATAGCATACTGCATTGTAGTTCCCCTAATCGTGCTTGATTGCACGGCACAAGACAGAAGGCTTTCGCCCTCTGTCCTGTAGCTTGCAATCCGATTAGGACGCTTCGGCCTGTTGAATAGCTTCGGCTTCTTCCGTATCAGTAGTCTCAACAGCCATCGCTTGTTCGTACAGCGAACCCTTGCCACCCTTGCGAGGCGCCTTGAGATGCTGGGCGATGGCGTTAAACTCAACAGACAGATCAACGAGTGTCTTGATCAGATCAGCATGAGCCGAAATATCCTTGGCCTTGTCAACCATGCCGTAGAGTTTGGTAGTGAAGCCACCATCTTCGAGCAGATGCAGCATTGATGCACTGCCCGTTTCGAACCGCTTGAAATTATTGATGTTGATATTGTCAACATCTTCTTCATCTTCAGGCGGTTCCCGCGTCATAGTCGAGAGCAGCAAATCCCATTTCTTCTGCTGATCCGTTTCAGTGTCCAAGCCCTCAACATAGAAGTTGAGAGACATGAACTGCGTCACCGTGAAGTTGACACCTTGAAGTGGCAGCTTCGCAGGATAACACATAATCGGTTCAGCAACCTGTCGAACGTTGCCGTCTTGATCCTTGCGGAAATCAACGACTAGTTCAGAGTACAGTTCAGCGGCGCGTGCCTCTTGCTGTACCAGCTTGATTGCCTTGCGGTAAGTCTGCTTGTAGCTTGAGATTTTATTCTCAAGCGTCTTAATCTCCGCTTCACCATCAAGCTTTTGCTGCATCTTGATCTTGCCGCTTTCGCCTTTCAGCGTGTCGCGGATATTCTCAATCTTGGCAGTGATGGCCATTGCCTTAGCCGAACGCATCACGTGAGTGTCAAAGTAAGACACCCAAATGGTACGCTTGCCGGACACAGTCTTAGTCCAATCCGGATTGTTGCAGGAATAGTCAATCTCGCCATCTTCGGTCCGACCGCTATCAAACAACGGCCATTCCTTGCGAATATCGGCATCGAAGCAACGGAGAATGTCATCACGGATGACAACCGCCGATGTTTTCTTCACCATATCAGCGTCGAATACCACATCGAAGTGTTCAAAGAACACATCATCAAGCATCGAAGCCTCTTTGATTGCCTTCGGATTGACACCAGCAACACGGATGTTTGAAGTGGACATAGGTTGTTCCTTTCCAAGCTTCGCCATAGCGTAGCACTATGCCCGCTTTGATGGCGAATGTGTTGTAGGAAATCGCCTTGACGTGTCCAGCGTCGCGGGTGTTACCGTCAACTGGTGTTCGTCATGCGGCCTATCAACTGTCCATAGAATAGCAAGCCAATCTTCCTGATGCAACGTCATTTTCCATTTGTTTGATCACAATGTCTTGATCAGCCCTGATCTAACCTGCCATATTGTTACCACAATGGCCTAAATCGATGCCACAATCGTCCAATTAAGGCAGTGTAACTTAGGCTGCCTTAATTGCCTCTATCTGCCACAATTCCCCATGTCAGCACCATATGGTAATACCTTAGGTAAATACCTTAGGTAATTACTTAAGATACATAGGTTATTTAGTTATTATATTGGGATAAGGTATTACCTTAGGTATATAAGTTATATCATACGGTAAGGTTAGCGCGTTCAGAGTTTATATCTCTCTTGCGTCTCATTTGCAACTGACGAATGATGAAAGGCATTCTTTTTCAGACGCTATTGCGAATCATTCGCAACCCCTCCAAGGGGTATGGGGGTACCCGAGCAGCCGGTGAATTACACCTAAAATATATCGCACAGAAATTTTTCCATAACATAACCACAGAAATCTCACTTTACCTCTAATGGTTTTAAAATCTCTTAAAGTAAATCTAGCCATCTACCTAAAATCATCAAAATGATCGAAATCCTTAAAAGCCGATCCTGAGTTCCTATTTTTATAAACCCACCTACTGATAGCTATAATCCCAATCATAGCTAGTATTACAACGACTGCGTACATCGATTTTCCTTCTGTCTGGTATATTGTGACCTGTTGATTATTTTAACGTATCAGAGAGGCTGCTGTGCGCCTTTGTCGGCACTTCTGATTGTAATCCTGCGCATCTAATTTACGTGCGTTGTCTTTAGCTCGTTGCAGGTTGTAAAAATCAATTTTTTCGCCTTCCGGGTTGATTAACCAAAACATTCCTGTATGTTCTTCATGAGGAAGTATTCTATAACTTTTCCTTTTACCATAATATAAGTTATTCTCTTTCCAGTAATACTCTGTGTATTCTCTCATTTATGTTTACTTTCTTTCTAATATAGTATATAATTATAAGGAGAGATAAAATATCACAACTCTGGGCGTAAGTCAATGTCATTCAAGGCAGTTCAAGCTAAAATAGCAAGCAAAGAAGGAATCTCAAAGAAGAAAGCAGGAGCCATCCTGGCTAATTCTTCTCGTAATGCTTCGTCTGCTGCTAAGAAGAAAAACCCTAAACTCAAGAAGGTCAAAGGCTAATGCCAGCTGGTTATGAGAAAATCAGAGATTCCTTTATCGCTAAAGGAATGTCTACAGCAGCTGCTAAGACTAAAGCTGCTAAGATCTGGAATAGTAAACACAAAGGTAGAAGTGCCGTCGGCCGTGGAAAGTAAGAAAATCCTAAAGCTTCGTAAGAAGATAGCCAAGCTGATGTTTAAACTCTATCGTAAACTTAAAAGGAAATCCCATGGCTAAGGCTATGAGCAAGAAGATGAAGGCCGATAAGGCTGTGGATAAGAAAAAGGGAATCAAAGAAGGTTCCGCTAAAGACAAAAAGATCGATAAGGCTAAAGGCCTTAAGTACTGATGCTTGTAGAAGAGTTATTCCAACCTTCATCCATCATGACCGGTTTAGTCACCGGTGTGATTGGAGGCTTCTTCGCATTAAATACTTTCTTTTTGAAATGGTTGATTAACTCTTTCCACAATCTCCGGAATGATATCAAACAAACATTCGAACAAACAAAAGAAATCGAAGAGTCTACCCGTGAATGGTTAAACCATCACGAAGAGAAAGACCAAGATAGACACGAGGAAAATCTCCGTCGATTCGAGAAGATATCCGTCGCACTCGCTAGACTCGGATCAGACAACGGAACATACGAAGAGAAGAAATGAGCATCTTATACATCCGAGAATACGCCGATACTGGTATGTACCAGAATGGCCAACCACTTCCAATTGAACCCGGAGTAGACCAAGTCGTATCGTTTACGACTTCTGCAGGTCAGTCAGCCGCATTCAAGAATAACACCAAGATGGTGAGGATCACCACTGATGGTCTCGCTAATATTCTTTTCGGGTCTAACCCGACTGCCGTCGTAGGAACTAACCTCCGCATGAGTGTCGGTCAGACTTATGACTTTCTTGTTCCTCCTGGTTCTGCCTTGAAGGTCTCTGCAGTCACAGCCGCAGCCTAATGGTATGGCAAGAAAAAAGAAATCTGAAGTCGACCAACTCAGAGATGAGAGACGTCGCCTCGCAGAAAGTGACCTTGAGGAGTTTATCCGAGTTGTCCATCCTCGTCGATGGCTCGGAAACATCCACCGTGAAGTAATCCGTTGGTGGACATCGAGTAACGCCAAGTCCCATCAACTTCTCCTTCTTCCTAGAGATCACATGAAGTCAGCGCTAGTCGCTTATCGTGTGGCGTGGGAACTCACGAAAAATCCTTCTCTTCGGATATTGTACATCTCTTCAACTAGCAATCTTGCAGTCAAGCAGTTGAAGTTTATTAAGGACATATTGACCTGCGATAACTACCGCCTTTACTGGCCAGACATGGTTATCCCTGAAGAGGCCAGACGTGAGCAATGGACACAGAGAGAAATCTCTGTCGACCATCCTCAAAGGAAGGCAGATGCGATACGTGACCCCAGTATTTTCACAGCAGGACTTACTAGTAATATCATCGGCATGCATTGCGACATCGCTGTTCTCGATGACGTTGTTGTTACTAATAATGCGTACCTTGAGGACTCTCGTGAGAAAGTCCGCGAGCAATATGGTTACTTGTCTGCAGTCGAAGGCGTCGAAGCGAAAGAGTGGGTTGTGGGTACTCGGTACCATCCACAGGACTTGTACGCATCTCTGATGGAGATGGAAGTCGATGAGCAAGACCCCGAAGGAAACGTAATCAAATCAGAACCTCTATTCGATGTCTTCCAACGAGAAGTCGAATCAGCAGGCGATGGGAGTGGTGAATTCCTCTGGCCTCGCTCTCAAGGAGCTGATGGTAAGTGGTTTGGTTTTAACCAGAAGATTCTCAACGAGAAGAAAAGCAAGTTCGAGAATAAGATACACTTCCGGGCTCAGTACTACAACAATCCTCAAGATATCGATTCTGCTCCTATTAAGCGGGATCAATTCCAGTATTACGACAGTAATCATCTGACCCGTCTTGATGGAGAGTGGTACTTCAAGCGTCGGAGGTTGAATGTCACAGCTGCTATCGATTTTGCCTACACCACTGGAAGCAAATCAGATCATACTAGTATTGTCGTCGTTGGGGTTGATGGTGATCTTAACTACTACGTCCTCGAAATCGATCGGTTCAAGACTGATCAGATATCTGTGTACTTTCAACATATTCTCAAGGCGTACGAAAAATGGGGATTCCGAAAGATAAGAGCTGAGACTAACGCAGCTCAAGTCGTTGTCGTAAAGGATTTGAAAGAGAATTACATCCGTAAACATGGTCTCGCTTTGACTGTCGAAGAGTTCCATGCTTCCCGTTGGCAAGGCAGTAAAGAGGAACGTATCCTCACAATCTTAGAACCTAAGTATGCCAATGGTCAAATCTTTCACTACCAGAGTGGCAATACTCAGTTACTCGAAGAAGAGCTGATCTTCCAGAATCCCGCCCATGACGATATGAAAGATGCTCTTTCTAACGCAATAGATGCCAGTCTGGCTCCTGTAAATAGATTTAAAACGATTAAAGAAAAACCACATGAATTTGGATTTCATTCCCGTTGGGGAGGGGTTGCTTGACCGGTAAGGTATTAGAACTCCAAAATATTCTCACACCAGATCTGAAGGCCACTCGGCTTACCGAGAGGTTTATGCAGTGGGATACTCTCCGCACTATCTGGAAGAACGAGAAGGAAGAAATCCGAAGATACGTCTACGCGACAGATACTCGTCAGACAACGAACAGCCAAACTCCTTGGAAGAATAGTACGACTATTCCTAAGCTCTGTCAAATCAGAGATAACCTAATGAGTAATTATACAGCCACTCTATTCCCGACACAGTCTCAGTGGCTGATATGGCTTGCCGATCAGGAAGACGACAACAGCATGGACAAGGCTAACGCTATAACGTCCTACATGTCGTGGTGTACTGACCAGCCGTTCTTCAAGACTGAAATGGATAAAATCATTGAAGATTATATCGACTTCGGCAACTGCTTCGCCACAGTTGAATGGATGGATAAACGAGTACAACAGTCAGACGGTACGCAGGTTGGCTTTGTTGGTCCAGTTATCGTTCGATTAAATCCCCTTGACGTCGTGATGAACCCGACGGCTCCTAATTTCTTCGAATCACCGAAGTTCGTCCGAAGCCTGATAGGCATGGGTGAACTCGAGGATATGCTTCAGCGTCTATCTACGGATGAAAACCGTGAGACGTATAAGGAACTCCTGAAGTATCTGAAGGACCTTCGCTTCCATGCAAGGACATTCCAGGGCGATTATTCTCAGAAGGATCGTCTGTATGCGATGGATGGCTTCTCATCCTTCCGCGCTTATCTTCTTTCTGACTACGTCGAAGTCCTGACTTTCTATGGAGATTGGTATGACCCTTATACTCAGACTTTTGAAAAGAACAGAGTCATTACTGTCGTTGATCGCCATCGCCTTATCAACGATATGCCTAACCCCAGCAATTTCGGATACGCTCCTATATTCCATGTTCCTTGGAGAAAGAAACAGGAT